TGGCCAGGCACGATGTTGTGAGTGTTAGTCGTGTTTAGAGTTGCAGTATTAGCAGTTCTAGTCCAGTTGCTAACAGTAAATATCTGCTCGTTCGAGTTCCTGCGCAAGTGCTCTACAGTTGCGTAGTCCACACCATCAATGTTGGTAATAGCGTTTAGCAAAAAGTGCGGAGGGATACGGTCAGCAAAAAACGCGTTATTGTATGACACTAAGTTAGACAAAGCGCTGTTCACTTGAGTAACCACAGTAGATTGGCTGTACTGAGGTAGCACGTGCAAAGTCATGTCTACGTTTACTGGGACATACGTAGGAGGCTTAACTGTAAGCGTAACGTTTGGCGCTACCTTATCTGTAAAGTAGTTAACTACACCAGACACTAGAGTGTTAAACGCCGAGGTGTTTGTGCCGTACGCGCTAATTGCAATAGTGCTAGCCGCAGATGAGCTATAGGTAGGGAAAGCAGTCATTGCAGTTTGAACTGTAAAGGTGCTTCCGCTAGCAGCTACGTTAGTAACCAAGGCGGGAGTATAAATGTTATACGCCACAGGAACAGAGCCAGTAATAGTTACATAGCTAGAATTAGCAGTCAGCGTGGTAAAAGTACCGCTAGGTGCGGTATAGGTAAGGTAACCTGTTCCAGCTGTGCCGTCGATAGCTGTCTGTGCTACCGCAGTAACGCCTGTGTAAGTGTAGGTATTCAAAGCGCTGCTACCAAAAGGCGCAATGTATAGGTTAACGTTTGACCAGACAGAAGCATCCGCGTTAGCCTTTGACACACCAGTCACATTTAACGCCAAGTATGCATAATCTTTAAGAGATACGGCACGACGTAGGGTGCGCAATGCACGAGGCGTGTTAATACGAATAGAGTCGGTTGATTCATCATCAGCGCCGCCAATACCGGCAGACAGTTGAGTCACAGTGGCATTTACGTTTAAGTTAGTAAAGGTAGAAGCCAACGAGCCCAAAGCAATATTTCCAGCCGAACCCACGCCTACGCGATAGGTAGCAGTAATTGAGTAAGTAGCAGGCGGAATACGACCACCTACACCGTCACCAAATAGGACATAGGTATAACCATCTGCATCCATAGTAGTGGTGTAAACAGAGTCATACGCGCTGTTATCAGCTAGCGTGCTGCTGTAATTGTAAAGCACACCACCGACATACACGCTGATGTTGCTACCAGTGCTGTTGATAATAACACCGGTTTGAGAAAGCTTAAATTGTTGACTTGGCGTTCCGTCAGATGTACCCAAAGCTTCGTTGCTAGTAGTAACACCTTGCGTAGCAGTGGCACCTACAGTAGCAGCAGCTGCTACAGTAACCGCGGTGTCTAGCTCAAAAGTAACCTGAGTGCTTTGACCATTTACGATTGTGGTAGAAGAAACCTGGCTCAATGCCGGTATGGTGATAGATGCTCCACCAGAGCTGTTGTTGTTTGTGATGTTTAAAGAAACAACAGCCGCGCTACTTGGGGTAGGCGTGTATCCCAACATAGCTGCAATCGCCAATACGCTAGAGCGTTGGCTTGCCGTACCGAGGAAGCCTTCAGACGCCATACGGTCTGTGTAAAAGCTTAGGATGTCACCTAGATAGGCAAATGTCTCAAGAAGTGCAACACCGATGTCTGCTGGGTCACTAACAGCCCAGGTAGGGTTAAACTGCTTGGCGATAGCCGTAAGGTCCGATAAAATTGCTGTATAGTCGCGAGAGACGTAATCAATTTGCGGAATATAGTTTTTGGTAACGTTAACGGTACTAGCCATTAGTTATCTCCTGAATTAGGTCACCAGAACGGTTAAATACTCCAGTATTAATTGTAACACTGTCCGGCTCCCCATTTGGCAGACCATATATAATATTAACCGTTAAAAGGCCCGTAGATGGGCTGAATGACGGGGTTACCTGCCTGAGTTCTAGGTCAGGAAGCCATTTTACAAAAGCCTCTGCAATTGCCTCATTAGCAATTTCACCAGCAGAAACTTCTGATTCAAATAGGACTCTATACAAGTTAGAGCCAAAGTCAGGCCGCATTACACGCTCACCTGGGCGGGTAGCCAGAACTAGAAGCACCCGGTGCTGCCATATCTTTTTAAAATCCGAGGTAGCGCCCACAGAAGCAATATAAGCGCCATCAGCAGATTTGCTAAATGAAAACGGAAAATCAATTATTTTAATAGTCATTAGTATGTTCCTAACCAAAGAGGGTAATTAGGGTCTCCGCCTTCAAACATAACCCAGCACGAATCGCCAGGAGCCGGAACGCTATTAACCGGAACATCGCCACTAACATACGTAGCAGATATGGTAAATGAAGGAGTTTCAGGTTGAGCAGGCGGGCCAGCTTGAGCAGCAGTGGCGAGTAAAGAGGTAGAAGTAGAAGTGTTTACGTGCCAAACCCATTGCAGAGTATCGCCAACAGAAATGTCTACTATGTAATTCCAGCTAACAACTGTAAAAGGATTTTTAGACCCCATTGAGATAGAGCCCGTAGAATTTGGGAAATCTACGCCATTTTGTCTCATCCACATATCCACATTTAAATACCCGTTTCCACCGAGCGTGGTGTACAGTTGAGCAGAAATTTGAATATTGTAAATACCAGCTTGACTAAATTTAATTGCAGAAGTGGCCGGAGTAGTAGTACTGGGATTAATCAGGTCTATATTGTAAGTACCCTCATCAGCATCTAGCGCAATTATGTTATTTACAGTATTATCTGCCGTTGTTTGCGTAACTGTGCTAATCCAGGAGCCGTAAGGAATTTTTTTATTTTCAGGTATACCAATGGTGGGCCATGCCCAATCAGTAATTTCTTGACCAGATACTTGCGGAACCTGCAAAGTAATTCGACCCTTCCCTAGCGGGTCATTAGTATTCATAACAGTACCGCGATAGATACCGTAATATAAATCAGAGCGCTGCATTTGACCTGACCTTTGCTAATACTGCCTGTGGCATACGTTCGTCAACAAAGTTGTTGTTTAAGTTTCTGTGAGTAGAACCCCAACGAGCAGTAGCCACAAAAGGCCCAGTTTGCGCGGCTCGGTTGATTCTAGTAATTAACTCAATTTTGCCATTTTTCTTAACCATATTATTAGGCTTGTAGACAACGGTCTTTGGCTTAATGTTTCTGTTCTTTTGGTTAGGAACAATACGGCGAGTAGGATTAACAGGCGGAACAGTAGGAATCCTGTTGTCTGTAATAGTACCGAGTGAATCAGACGCCACTGTCATTTCACATGTATACATTTGGTGGTTCATGTTTTCTTCAGATACTTTATGGTTAACCCCAAGGATAGTCCAGTAACCTGAGTATTCCGTGCCCACGTTGTTTAGGTATACAGGAAGACCAGGCCTTAGTGAAGACTCACCGATAGTCTCAACATCAGCGGAATACGGAAAACGACTGTTCTCATTAGCCGCATTAGCCAAGTGAACTGCGCTAGTGTAATCGTTTGCCACAATAGTAGTGGCATGGCTATCAAATAATTCTGGGTTTGAATAGGTACGGCTAGGGTCAAGCTTAGATTGATTAGTAATTTTAAATTGAGACTTATCAATAGGGTTAACACCGGCCACCGATACGGCAGACTTTTTAAATCCGTAATTTGCCAACGTTTCACTGACCACAGGTCTAAAGTTATAAATAGGTCTTATAGGTTTAAATCCACCATCGGCTTTCTGGAAGCTAATAGTCTGGGATATTAAATCAATAAAGTCTTCAGTAATAGGCTGAAAATATATTTCAGTGTTTTCTGCTCGCAAAAAGTAACCACACTGCCTAGCAAGGTAAACCATAAACTGCCAGTCACTCATGCCAGCTTGAGATACTTGCGTATAGATGCGCGGGTGCGGCGTAACTTTGTAGGCAAAACTATATTTCTTAGCAATCTCTGCGATTATTTGGTCAGCAGACATATTCCGGTAAATCTTTTGGCTAGCCTGTTTCATCACAAACGACGCGCCAATAAACCCGACCTTTGTAAAATGCTTATTATTTTCCTGCACGTTTTCTAAGTCATGTACGTAGCCGTGAAAAGTTTTGCCTTTAATAGTCAAGGTCATAAGTGAACCCGGTTTAATGTTTAGGGGGTCAACGTTCCAGTCCCTAAAGTAAACCACGCCATAGTCGTGAGCAAACATATCTTGAGACAAGTTGGCTTTATATACACGCTTAAGTTGTTGTGTGCTATTTGGGAACTCTACCGATACAAAACTAGACACGCGGAATCCTAATGTTAGTTCCAGGATTTACGTTAAACCAGTCATTAATTTTAGGGTTGAACTCTGCGATAATCCACCAACGAGTAGGAAACAAAAAGAACTTAGCCGCAATGCTGTCAATGCGGTCACCGTCCTTCCATAAGTAATCTACGTAATTAATTTGGCCGATATCGCTAAAGTCGTAAAATATAACAGGCGCATTGTCGCCATCGGGCCGTGTAGTAAAGTAATCGATAGTAGAGTCGTAGTAACGAGAATCATTCGACGGGGCTGCCATAAGTACTCTCCTTAGCCATTACCGATACCCGCGGTAGCAAGTAGCTGGAACGATAGCGAAATGTCGCTCTGGATAGGTGTCATATCCGCAGTAAACATATTATGAACAACGCTCATAGAGTTTACATAGCCGATATAAGATAATGGGCCTACATCGATATTTAGCAAAGTAGGCATTAAAAAACCAATATCCGCAGTAATTATACCACGGCCGTTCTTCCAGTAATCTCCGCCAGACGCAGTGCTGCCTGGACCAGCGCCGTTAATAGCCTTATAGATATATTCAATGTCAGCCAAAGTACCACGTTGGAACAAATCAATTAATTTGCTCTCAACGCTACTGCGCCTGCCGTTGCGAATCAGAGACGCAGTAAAGCTACCGTTGTTCTGGTAGTAAGGAATAAACCTAGCGACTTCAGCTGGCGTAATAAAGTTATTACTTCCAGGGTTACCCAACGCGCTGCCAATATTATTAGGGCGCTTGAATATAGCGTTGGCACAAGCAAAGTCGTTTATGCGGTCAATACGAAGCGTAAATGAAATAGACTCGGTGGCTGGAAACGCGCCTACGGTGCTTAGGAATCGGTCGTTAACGTTAGGGGTAGCGTCCATCTGAACGGCCACGTTAGTGCCAAAGTTAGTAGGGTTCCATAAAAACTGAAATCCGTATTGCCTACTAGAGTTATCAATTTTAGTAACTTTTCCAGAGCTATCGACGGTGCTTAAAGAAGTATCGCTGGCCTTCCACCAAATACGGCCTCTACGATAACGGTCATCTGCCGCAACTTTATTAGACTTAGGCGGCATATTATTAGGGTCACTGTTAGGCAACCGTGGCATACTCCACATGTGTGGGGGCAAGTTCCACTCATAATCACCTGGGTTTTGCGGGGCTACAGGCACAGACGCACTAAATTTATTATCAGAAGTTACAGAAGGCTTTTGGTTAAACTTAGGTGTAGTAGCTGCCGCGGCTACAGCAGTAGTAGAAGATTTCTTTGAGTTATTGCTCTGCGATAGCTTTACAGACGAACCGATTTTTTGAACGCTAGTGGTTGCCGATGCGGTAGGAGTAAGTGAGTCAAAACCATACTTGCCGTTGACGGTAGGGACAGTAGAAACATAGCTATATGATTTTTTATTTGACGTAGTAATGCCAGGGGCAAACTCATAATTAATTTGGTTAGGCTGCTGTGCAGCAGTCTGGCTATAGATATCAGCAGCGCTGTCTACATAGATATTAACTGTAGTGTTATCAGCGCTGGAAGTAGATACGTAGCCTACAGAACGCGAGCTTGGTGAACTGCTGGTATTTCCGGCCATTAGTTAGTCCTATGCTGTTGCACGTACAAATCAGGGTTTTTTAGATAGTCAGCAATAGCTTTTGCTGTTTCTGCCGGGGTCTTAGAGCCATCAACGTTAATAGTGACGTTTCCCACGCTAGTAGTTCCCCACTGGCTTGCTGCAATATCCCTAAACGTTTGGCGTCTATTTACGCCATTAACTAGGTCATCATGAATGCCTTTAAAGTTAGACTGTTCCAGCATCATTGCCGTAGCGGCGATGCTTTGGTCCTCATTAGCGTATTCTTTAACACCCGCACCATTTTTAGACAACGCATTATAGTCACCATTTTGAATGGTGGCGTTTAGCGGGTTATTCCAAGTCTGCCAGTTATTTTTTGAGGTGCTTTCTCCCTGTACCCAGCCCAAAACCGCACTTATATTTTCTCTATTAGGGGTTCCACCTAATCTTTTTATGAGTTTTCCAGCCCAAGAAATAATGCTATCGGTAGACTGTGCAAATCCAGGAGTGTGTTTATCCTGATTAATTAAATCGCTAGACTTGATTGTTCCTGATGCTTTAGGGGTTGTATTGCCCTTACCGTTAGGTATAAGACCGCTTTGAGCCAAAGCACTATTTGGCAAAACATCAGAACCAGTTTTTTGAATACCTGACATAGTAGAACCAGAAGTTGCCAAAGCGGGGATACCCAAAAGCGCAGCAGCAGCTATCAAAACCGGATTAGAAAGCATGGTGCCTCCGGCACCATTACCAGCACCAGCCATAGTTTGGGTATAGGTATTTCCGGCAACAAAGGCATCACGTAGGCTAGAGAACGCAGGGTTTAGGGTCGCCATAGTATCCGATAAGATTGACAACTCGTCGTTAGCTTTTTGAATACCCTCGATACCAGCACCAGTTACAGCATTCTGTAGAGCATAGCCAGACGCGTTTCTACGAGAAATGCTTTGAGTAATCCCAGGGTTAGCTCCGGTACTAAGCAAGTGAGCTTTATCAGTTCCCTGGCCAGATGCAAATTGATACAAATAAGAAACAATACCTTCGCGAAGAACAGGGTCGCCATTAAAATATTGGTTTAACAGCATGTCCAATGACATACCAGGCTGCAACGAGTAAGACAAATCTTGCTGGCTGATGGCACTCTTACCAGTTTTATTAGCGCTAATGGTTTTCCACAAATCTTTAGCAATAGATTCTATGTCGCGCATGTAGCCGTTATTGTCTCGAACGTTAATACCAATCATGCGCAATTTGTTTACGCTAGAGCCTTGGTTAAGAGAAGCTACCGCACCCATGCTGGCTTCTAGACCAGCACCCGGCACTAGATTAGATAGACTTGCAACGCTGTTTCCGATGCCCTTATAGTTAGACAATCCAGGCATGATACCCATAGACGCGCCAGACATAGCAGCGTTAGCGGCATCCATAGAGCTGATGGATGTTCCGCCGTTCATCATGCTCTGGAAAGACATAGAGCCAGCAGTAGCACCGTACTTGCCTGACATAAAACCAAATCGGCGTCTAGCAATGTCGTTAACGATGTAGTCGCTAGGGTCTACTGCTTGAGCTGATGCAGTGACCGCGGTCATCGCCATAGAGCCCAAAGTCTTGGACATAGAAAAGCCAGCGCTTTTAAAGCCCATAGATGAGGCAGACGGAGCGTTCTTGCTGAAGTCACCCCAGCCGCCCCCACCATTAGAGGCTACAATTGAAGAGCCAGCACCGCTAGAAGGTTTACCGCCGGCGTTAGAACCAAAGTCCATAGATGAAGCGCCGGTAGAGCTACCGCCACCGCCACCAGAGTTTTTAAGGCTTTGTGCAATACTTTTAGACAGCTTTTCTGTCTTCTCAAGGGTGGTATTAAGCTTTTGGTATTCCGCGTTAAGGTCGGCAACCAGGCGTGTTTTACTAGCGGTTTTACCGCCACCAAATGCGTTTGCTACGCTCATGGATACTCGCCTTACCTATTCCTAGTAGCTCTTGAGAGCCAGTTTTTACGTTCTCTTACGGATAAGCCTTTTATGTCGGCTAGGGTCCATCCAGGAAATGTTCGGGTTAGTGCTTCGAATTGGTCGAGTAGTTGTTCGTAATCTTTTTCTTTATAGACGAAACAAGTCAGCTAACGACAGCGGCATAGGAATATCCTCACCGCAAGCCTCGCAAGTCGTCTTCACCTCCCCGAGGCGTGGTCCCGGGTTGCGTTCGAGAATATCATTAATGATGTTCTCACGGTCAATCATACCAAGAGTAAGAGCAGTCGTGGCCCCAAGAGAAGGCTCACCATTAATAGATTTAATACAACCAGAAAGCAAAATAGTATTTAGCTCAGCACTGGTCTTATCAAAGTTTTCAATAAGCTTTTTTTGCACAGAACCTGTAGGTAGGCCTACGACAATAGCCCCATGCTTCTTGGACATGTATGTAAATACACGGTCGTTAATAGGGTCATCAAGTTGCTTAACAGGGATATCGTCGGTCAGGTTGACTGTGATGTCAAGCTCTGTGCGGCACTGTGGGCACGGAAATGTGTACTCCACAGTGTCACCAAAGGTAAGTCTACGAATACCTAGAAGCAAGGCATCTCGGTCTCCGCTAAGCAGCGAGTCTAGGTCAGACTTGTCAACTGCGCTTAGGCCAATAGAAGTAACACCGCGCTGAAGCATTGACGATAGCGCTTTGCCTACTGAACCTGACCTAGAGATAGCCTCTTCGTCCATACCGTTAAGCTCACGTACTTCTGCATACTTAATTACAGAGCCGTCTTTAGAAATAAAGCCGCCCGGGAGTATGACATCAGAGTTAGACGGCGCAACCGTCTTAATTTCTTTTGCCGGGTCCTTGCTTACTTCTTCCGCTAGCTGCGCAAGAAGAGCTGGGTCACTGCTCATCATTTCATTCATATTGTGCTCCTAATTAGTATATTTATATTTTAACAGATTATGTAAGTGTTGGCGAGACGCTTGAGCCGTAGTTAGCTAGCGATACCGACAAGCCTTCGTGAATTAGCGTGATGTTTTCGTACAGCAGAGCGCTGTCAGTAGCGCTTAGGTCCGAATAACTAAGTGACTGAATCCACGCGTTGTGGACAGTAAACTTCATTTTGTAAGCCGCAGTGCTGATGATATCTTGCGCGCTAATGGTAGGAGCACCTGTTGACGGGTGGTCTAGAACGTAAATGTCTAGGTCGCAACGGAAACTTGAGCCATCAACGCCCGAGATACCTTCACCTGATGACGCAGCAAATAGTTGCCTCATCCAGTTAATAGCCTCAGACTGGCCAAGGATAACACCGCGGTTAAGGGTGATTGGGGCGAACTGCACAGTACCAGGGACCTGGTGAAGTGTAGTGTTCATACCACCTTCACGGTAGCTGATGCTGTTTACGTTAATGCTCAAGCCAGATACTGACGTAAAGCCACCTGTAAACTTCAAGAAGCTGTTGGTACCGGCAGGAGCTGAGCCAGCTACGCCGAGGTCACCAGTAACGCGGAAGTTAACGATAAACCTAAAATTTCTTAAAGGGTCAGTTTGTAGTTTTGAGTAGCGTGAGATTGCGCTCTGTGCCATTTATTTTTCCTCCTACAGGACGGTTACAACAGAACCACTGTCGTACTGGCTAATGCGGATTACCACAAATTCAGCAGGGCGCTGAAGGGCTACACCGATTTCTAGGTGAACTTCACCGGCAGCGATGCTAGCGGTTGTGTTCAGGATGTTGTCACACTTAACGAAGAACGCGTCAGAGGCGTTAGCGCCCTTTAGGCCACCAGACTGCCAGAAGCTAATAAGAGCGGCTTCACAGGTCGTCTGTAGGCGGTTCCATAGGCGCTGGTCGTTGGTCTCGAAAATAGCAAACGAGGTCAAGTCAGTCAGGGTCTTGCGTAAGTAAATCAAGCTACGGCGGACCGAAATGTACTTAGTCTGGTAGCTAGTGTTAAGTGTGCGAGCACCCATAACTACGATGCCCGAGCCTGGGATATAACGGATTGCGTTAATAGGCGTAGCAGTAGATAGAGTGTTTGGCGTAGCAGAGCCGTTGTTCAAATTATCTAGTTCTTGGTTAGTTAGACGAGGAACTGATACAACACCAGACAAGCGGGCTTCTAGACCAGCAGGTGACTTAAAGACACCACGCGATGCGTCTGTAGTAACGAACTTAGCTGCTACTGCGCCACCCGGATAGGCTGTAACAGTTGCACCCGGCACGCTAGACGTAGGGCTTGGGATTGTTAAGTTGGGGTAGTAAACCGCACCAGAACCCAAAGCCAAAGCACCAGCAGAACCACCAGTGTAGGTGTTGGCCAAAGCCAACTGGCTTGTGCTGTCTGTAGTAGCCTGCGTAGGGTCGATGATTACAAACACGTCACCGCGGTTGTAAGCATAGGTAAGAAGGTTGTTTACGTTTGCAAGCTCGGTAACACCAGGAGCGTTAAGCAAGATTGGCGAGGTAATTGCGTCAAGCTTAGCCAACGATGAGGTAGACGCAACAGCAGTGTTGTTTACGGTCGTACCATCGCTACCGTTCAAGAACGGAGTGTTGGTGAAAGTAAGTGCAGAACCGGCTGGGATAGTAGCGTTAGCGCTTAGCGTAACAGTCTTAGTAGAAGCAACATAGCTGCTCACTGTAGTACCGTTAGCAATACCGCTACCGTACGCATACATACCGTAGTTAATACCGGCATCAGCAGTCAAAATTACTGTAGTGCTGGCGCTAGTTGCAACTGTAGAAACCGCAGTCTGCGTGCTAATTGCAATCGTCAGTGGGGTGTTTGAGTTAGCAAACAGGGCCGCAGTGTGGTTTGCAGAGTTGGCGTCAGTAGCTGTGATGTAGTTAGAGCCAGCGTTAATTACGGTAGGCGCATAGTTAGCATCTGTAGACAACATAGTCAGGTCAGTAAAGCGCTCAACGATGTTGCTTGCACCTGTTCCACCAGAGTAAACAGCCAAGTTGAAATACTTACCTGGGTATGTCGCGCTTGAGGTAGAGCTAGTAACGTCGTAGTAAAGGCTGTTGCTCCAGGCACCGGCGTTCTTAGCAGTAAGCGTAAGTTCTGAAGTAGCGCTAGGAATAGTGACGGTACCGGCAGTTGTAATCGGAGACACAGGGTTCTGTGAGTTTGCTACCGTAAAGGTAGTGCTGCTAGGGACAGCAGTCACAGCAAAGGTGCCGTTGTAAGCGCTTGTGTTGCTCTGAGCAGACGCCACAGTGCTAGCGATTACTACCGTGTGGCCGACCTTTAGGCTGTGAGCTGCGCTAGTGGTAAGGGTTACTACACCAGTAGCACCGACTGTACCAGCAACTGTAATAGCACCCAAAGATGCAGCAGATGAACCGATGTTTACAACCAAGCTGGTAGTAGTGGTACCTGACTGAACAGTCCAAGTTCCGTTGTAACCAGCAGGGGTAACACCGTTGATAGTAACTAGCTGACCGGCGGTAAACGCCTGAGTACCAGTAGCAATAACCACAGCACCAGCTGGGCCGGTAGGAGTTTGGGTAGCAATAGCGGCGTTACTAACTGGGGTCTGAGTAGCCAGGGTTGCACCAGTTCCTGAAGTAGTGTTACCTACGAGAGATACTGAAGCAGAGATTGGGGTAGCAACTGTAAGAGTAGTGTTAGCAGGTACGCTGGCCGCTTGGCTCAAAACGATTGACGTAGAGCTAACTGCGTTAGCAACAGTAGTTCCGGAAGGGATACCCGTACCGGTAATCAACATACCCTTTGCAAGAGTTCCCGACGAACCACCATCAGAAGTGGTAAGGTTCTGGTAAGCGGCTACAGTAAGAGCGGTGGTGTTGCTGGTTGCGCTGCTTGATGAGATAGCCGACATAGTCACTACAACGCGCTGGACGTAGCACTGGCTACCGCCGTTAGCGAAGAACAGGTAAACAGCCGTGGCTACGTCAGCGTCAGCAGCGTTAGCTAAGATGTCACCAAAAGTAGCAGTAAACTGAGTCCACGATGATACTAGAGTAGAGTCAATAGGACCCTTCACTAGCGGGCCCATAAAAGTGGCTACAGTAGCAGTAGGTACAGTTGATACGGGGAATGAAGATGATACTTCTTCAACGTATACTCCGGGGCGGTTATATGTCGCCATGAGATTTCTCCTTGGTTGTAGTTAAAAGGGGAACGAATATTAGATAGGTTGTTGTCCAGATGGGATGTCGGCTGTTGTCTTTTTATTAATTTTTACGGTAGAAACAGCTTGGGCATAGACATAAGAGTCCACGTCGCTTTCGCTGCTTACTGAGACTGTGAACACACTTCGGTGTAACCGGCGGTTATCTTCAATGGTATCACGTTTAACAAACTCTTCTAATAGCAAATGCCTGTAACCTGTCTCGGTACCGAGGTCGTTAGGTACAGGCAAATACCCACGGTCTGACAAAAATACATTATTAAGCAAGTAGGCCAAAATAGTGCGGTCGTGACGAGGGTGACGAGCATAGGTTGTAACCTGGTAAATTAGCTTCCAGGTTACCGGGCTCTCATAAAAATAAGTAAAGCCGCTAGTAGGAGCAATGGTGCCCTGTAAGTCGTTATCTTCAAAAATACCGGAGTGCTGACGGTCTTTAGCCGGTTCCATATTAATTAGCTCAATAGTAATATATGGGTAGCTCTGGCTGCGAGATTCTACGTCAGGGTTGGCAAACCAAACACCAACGGCCCTAGAGTTATTTTTCTCATCAGTTACGGTGATGCCGCCAAGTAGGGTCTTAAGAGCCAGGTCCTCAGCTAATATAAAACTCATGGAATTAACCCGCTATCCATTAAGTAGTTTAATGACCAGTCAGTCACAGCGCCCGTGACGATACTGCCGTGCTTATCAATAAACTTACGGAATACAGGGCGAGGATTAGTATCTTCGGTACCGTACTCCAGGTCTTCAATCTTGACAGCGTATTTTTCGTCGTAGTCAATCATTATTGACAACTTGTTTATGCTGACTTGTAGGGCTTTGACAAGTTCTTTAGGCCAGCCAGCAGCCAATGCGTCTGAGCGCAATTCAGTAGTTAGGGCTTTGTTTAAGTCTTTAAGAGAGGTTTTTGCGGATTCGTTAAATGCTAAAGTCATTTACCCCGCCGTATTGCTCTATTCACCAGAAACATAGCCGCCATAGATATAAGTCCGGCTTTATTATTCTTGGTGGCGCTGTCGGCTATCCCGCGAATAAAGTCCGCCTCAGTGGGTTGAGTTACCTTACGGTACTTATCCCTATCTAAGCTAGGCATATAATCTCCAATGGAGTAAGCAAAATACAGCGCAAATTTGGTTCCGCCCCCGCATAGGGCTACTATCAGGATAAAAGAAAAGCCTTGCTTTCGCAGGGCTAAACTTTTTTATTTAGTACTTAGGGCCATCAGATTTTTTATCGGTTTCAGCTTTTTGCCACTGAAGTCCGTTACGGTGAGCTTGACGAGCAGCCATAGAATTGTCTCCCGGAGGAGTACCGCCATCTAGCCTTGCTTTTCTGTACAAGTTTCCGCGTTTACGGGCAACTTTATCCGCTTCAGCCTTTGTCACGTAGACTCTATACGGCTTATCTCCACGAGCTATTTTAGATTGATTAACTCGCTTTTGCATAGCCTTTTTTGCGCTAGAGCCTTTAGAGCCGTCATCTGAAATACCATTTTGCCTATCTACCGCAGAACCTGGGATAGCGCTAGCACTCTTAACCTTATACTCAACCCTTTTGCCTGCATTAGACGACTTCTGTAAGTCAGCTATTTTTTCTTGCGGGTTTTTTGTACCGTTTGTGGCGGCGGCCCTAACAGTGGCTTTAACAGCTTTTTTTATGTCCTTTTTTCTACCGGGACCCATGGTTACTTCTTAACGGTCTTCTTGACCTTCTTAGCCAAGGCAGCGTCCATCTTCTCGTCTTCTTTCTTAGAAGGCTTCTTCTTGTCCATTGCCTTGTCTTTAGTCTTGAATGCCTTTTTCTGAGCGGCAGTCATGCCGGTCATGGTCTTCTTGTCAGCCTTTTCGTCAGCCTTTGAACCAGCCCATGCCATGGTGCACTTTAGGCCCTTTTTACAACCGGCACACTTGCCGCACTTATCGTCTTTTTTAGCCATGATTATTTGCCTTTCTTAGCGTTTTTGTCGTATGAGGCTACTTGCCCTTTGGTAACAGCTCCAGCTGCTTTAGAATCTTTTTTGTTAGCTCCTGGGGCAAAACCCTTGCTTTGAACAGCGGCGGCTTTAACTCCAATAGCCTTGGCTTTTTTGCTCGCGTTAGGGTTGCCGGCAGCACGCTCCATAGTAGCGCCAGCCTTTTTTAGCTTTCTAATAGAAGCCATTATTTTTTGCCTTTCTTGGCATCGCGCTTGCCCTTTTGTTCAAGCTTGACCATTTTCTTTTCGCCGTACTTTGCAATACCGGCAGCAGCGGCGACCGCAGCAGGATTCTTTGCGCCAGACTTCTTGGCCTTTTCTTCGATGGCCTTGAAACGACCACCTTGACCTAGAGGTGGCTTCTTCTTAGCTTTTGGTTTTTTGTGTTCAGCCACGGGGTTGGTCCTTTCGACACTTACAATTATCGCACTTACAGTCAGGCATTATTGTCCTTATTTGGTTTTCTTTTTGTTTTCTAGTCGCTTAGACATAGCAGCTGCCTTTTTCTTGGCATCAGCTTTTGACGAAGCACCCCAGGCTTGTAGGCTCAGTAGAAGGCGAGTAGGCTCACCATTTGGCTTACGCTCTGGACCAGGGTTACCAGCCATACGTGCCAGGAAAGATGCGCGGCGAGGATTGTCGCCAGACTTAACTGGGGCCTTTAGATTGTGGCCCTGAGCTTTAGCAGAAGCACGTCCCTTAGCGTTTAGTCCGCCATTAGGGTTCTTGCCTTCTTTACGCTCCCAAGCAGGTGTTTTAGCCATTTCTTTTTCCTTTAGCAATATTAGGGTGCTTTTTGTGATAAGACTTAGTAGCTTTAATGCCTTGCTTAACAGTCTTGGCACCGGCAAGTTTAGTAAGATTCATACGCTCTTTTTTACCAGATTTGCTATTTTGCTCGACGATGATATCGCCCTTATTACCAGCACCGCGGTCTTCTTGTTTTTTAGTGACTTTATGTTTAAGTCCACCAGCAGTTACTTTAGCCATTTATTTCTTCTTTGCCTTTTTGGCAATTGCCATGTTATCTACGAGGTTAGGGTAAGGACGACCAGCAGCCTTAGCGCGAGCTTTAGCAGCAGACTCTTGCTTGCCGTTTAGGTCCTTGTGCTTCTTCTTTGGGTTCTTCTTGTCCCAGACAGGTTTATTTGCCATTTTTCTTTTTGGCCTTTACTTTCTTAGGAAGAGCCTTTGGGTTAGGGGTTTCTTCTGCCCACTGCTTAGCCATTTTCGGCTTAGTAGCAAACATCCACTTTTCTTGCTGTTTAGACTTGAAAGGCATTACTTCTTCTTAGGGGTAGCTTTCTTAACAGCAGCTTTAGCAACTGGCTTAGCAGCAACAGCTTTCTTAGCAACTGGCTTAGCGGCTGGCTTAGCGGCTGGCTTTTTAGCGGTAGTAACAGCTTCTTTAACAGCCTTTTGTTTAGCTTCAGCAGCCTTGTAACCAGGCCACGACTTCAGCTTAGCTACGGCAGCCTTGTTAACTTTGTCATAGCCCTTTTGCTCTTCTACAGAAACTGGTTTACCGCCCTTTCCGCCAAGAATTTTTTCGCCGTTTTTATTTACGTAATCTGCCATTTATATCTCCTATGGTTGGGCGTAAGCCAAGAACTGTACGTCGTTTACAAGCTCATCAGGGGCTAGCTGTGTGCAATCTATGACAAGCATTGTGTGGCGGTTAGCCACCAAACCTGCCGGTTGAGCTTTGTTTGGCCTGTAGACTTCGTTCTTAAATACAATTCTATACTTATCTACAAGGTCAATACTTGACTTAACCAAGCCTTTATCATCAAACAATTCAGGCGCTACTACGAACGCGTCGTCAATGTTAAAGGTCAAGTGCAAGGTGTCCACGTTGTAGAAACCGCGCTCGTTAAGGACCGAAGCGCCCTGCCCAATTGACGTCGCAGTTACCGGAACATACTTAGGACCAGTCCACACACGACCAACACCGATAGGCTCTACGTCGTAGATAGGGTCAGTAACAAAGCTTGTGTTAAAGCTCCACCACTGCGCTATAGCACCTACAGGGTTAGTACGGTCAGCGGTTATTCCTGCGCTGATGTCATCAGACTCAAAGTCAGCGTCAAATCTACCACCGGGGGTATATGAGCGCATAGATTAAGCCTGAGCTTCCGTCCAAGACAAACGGCTTGACAGAGCTAAGCCTGTGCTACCAACGTTAGTGACAAAAATAGTAAGAACGTCAGGGCCATCAGGGTAAATGCTTTTACTTGAAAAGTCTGTTGCGGAAGAGGTAACTCCTCCACCTAAAATAGAGTTACCAAGGTCACGGACTTTATCAAGCTCAATGCTACCTGTAGTAGAAACAAAGAAACCACCGGTTACTTCACCAAGTTGAGTGCTAAGAAGACCTACGTTTTTACCCGCATAGTCTGCAATTTGTGCAAGGCTTGACGTAGGTAAACCTGCAACATCTCCAACAGCGTTAGTCCAAGCAATATCAGTTGAAATGCTGTTATTTAACACAGCTTGAACAAGGATGTTACCTGAACCAATAAGCGAAACGTCAAGAGTACGAAGAACCAGCTGCATACGGTTAATAAGTTCACGGGAACCGAAATAGGAGCCCTTACCATTATCAACAGAAGGCGCGACACGAATAGCCATAAGAGCAGCGCTTTGAGCCACAGTAAATGACGTTGCAGTTCCAGACGCTGTGGCAGTAGCAGCAGCACTTAATGTAACAGTGCTAGATGCACCAATACTTGTAATTATTGTGTTTGCAGGAAGGTTAGCCGATACAATATACATACCCACAGTTACACCAGATGTAGTAGATAATGTGGCATTAGAGCTGTTTAGGTTAGTATTAATAGTTCCTGCAGCAGGGGTAGGAGTACCAACTGGAGTAAGACCAGTAAGGGTTTTTTGTCCGTAAGTAAATAGCAAAGACTTGTCATCGTCAAAACGGCCATCCATAATTACCGAAGTACCCCAGTGGCTAATTGTAGGAGCCAAAGTTGGGTAACCAAGTTCTACGGTCACAGGGTTAGTTGCAGGCGTAAATGTTTGACCGCTACTTGAGCTCATAGGCACAAAGTAAATTATGCCTGAAGTAGCCGATAGCGCAGCATTGCTGAGGGTAATTGTGCTGCCATTTATGCCGGTTACAAAACACGTATCTGAAAAAACGTTAGGGCTATCGGCAATTACTCTTTGGCCAATTTGAATAGTAGATACTGAACCAGTGGCAAAAGTTGCAGAACCTAAGTTCAAAGTGTTACTGTCTTTTGTTGTAGTAAATGAAGTTACCTTAGCACCACCTAATGCACGTTGCACGTTAAAAGATGTAGCGGTCTTTGAAGAGTAATAAACGTGTTCTACAGTGTCTTTGTTTTTAATCATCAACACGCCGGTTGAAGGAAAGTTACTGGTATCTGCGACCGTGATTGAGCTATCAGTGGCAGTAATACTCTTAGTAACCGCAGTAACTGGGGGAATAGTTGAGCTTTCATAACGACCAGGCAAGTTACCAGAACGCATATACGCTTCAGCGTTTACGTTGTTGTTTTGCATCTTGTGGACGTAGGTTACGTCACCGTCGGTGCCACGAAGACCCCAACGAACGAATCCAGCACCGTACCATGAGAAGTCGATGTAGAACATCTGCATTTTAGTTAGGTCTAAAACGTAGCCCGATGGAGAAGTTAAAGCGCTTCCGTTAGTTCCGTTACTACCGCTACCGTCCATTTTGTCCAAATTCCATTGTGACTGAGGGACTTTAGTATCAATAGTTTTAGAAATAATTACGTTATCGGCATCGGCACCACGATAAGCTGGAGAAATAGTAAAGTTGCTATCATCTGTAACGCTTTCAACACGATAAGACTGACCTTTAATTACAACAAAATCTCCACCAGTTAGCTGCTTAGTATACGCGGTAGTAGTAAATAATGTGCTAGCCGTGACGGCAGTAGAATCTTTAGCTACTTTTCCACGACCAGCAACTTGGTAGGTAGAGCTACGGCGAACTGCATACAGCGTTTGCCCATCATACTCAAAGAACAAACCATTTTGCTGGTCAAAAATACCAAGGCGGTTTACCGCCCCATACCATCCAGAAGTAGAAACATAGTAGTTTCCAGAAGCTGTTGTATCAGCAGCAAACGCTGTAGTAGAGGTAGTTACTGTAAATGTGTTGTAATTAATTACGTTAGTTACATAGAATGAGCCATTGAATCCTGATTCATTAGCGCCATAAATAGTTATTTGAGCATCAGGCGGTACAGTTTGTAAGTTGTGAACGTCTTTAAGAACAATTGTGATAACTCCAGTAGAAGCAACTACTGACATCTTATCTACCTGGAAATTAGGTTTAAGAATAGTTCCGGAAGAGATTTGAATACCTTTACCCGACTGGTATCGGAAATAACGGCGAGTCTGACGAATTTGCTGTTCGTAGTTTGACCCACCATTAGAAGAAAATATAACTCCACCATCAAATGGGCGGTGAAGAACCGAGCCCTGTGCACGAGCAAAAATTTTAATGTCGGATGGGGCGCTAGCAGAGGCTACAGTAGCTCGGCTGTAATAAGCAAACGCGGTAGGGCTAATAATTTGAGCAACGTAAAAAGCGCCGATAGCATTTGTGTATCCAGTAGTTGAGGCTACTTGAATTTCGTTACCAATTGAAAGGCCGTGAGCAACGTTTAAATAAACGCTAATTTTTGAAGCGCCAGCGGCGGCATCTGAAACCATGGTATTAGCAGCTGTTCCGCTAGTTGCTGCAGTGATATTTGTAGGGTTAATTTGGCTTGCAGTGTAGTAATTTCCCTGTGAAATAACTGTTTTATTAGCATCGTTAATAGAAGTACCGGCAGTAAGAGAGGTGGCAGCTCTGGCTGTGTAGGTAAAGTTTGTGTTAAGAACAAGAGTTTCAATTACAAATGTACCATTTGCGATAGATTGAAAAGTATCAGTAACTACAATAGGGGTACCTACAGCAAGACCTGTGGTAGAACCCAAAGTTACAGTAACAGTACGGTTAGTAATTTTAATGTCTGTATAAGAAATAGGCGTGCTTTTTGGGTATACAAATGGGCGGTTATTGGTTAACGCCAAGTTCTCCCACTTAGATACCTGGGTACCATACTCAAAGTCGGTATCAATCAGCGCTTGTGGCGCAGTCATACGAAGTTTATTGGTAGCATCCAACTGAGGGTTATTTACGGTCATTTTACATTCCTAAATTTGGTTAAAACATGAACCTGGGTTAATTTTACGGCAAAAGCTAATTTAATAGAGCCTTAACTTCATCTTCTGTAAGACCGAGTGCAGACAATTTAGCTATAGCACTTTGCTTTGCCAGCTCTTCTGGAGTAGGCTCCGGGTCTGAAACCTCATATTGCTCAATGATATTGTTGTTTGGCAGAGATGGGTCATACCCGCCTTCACCATATGTAACTATTTGCATTAGAATCCAATCCAAATTGCCGGGTTGCTAGTAGAACCCCAAGTTGCGGTAAATGTTGCAGGTAGAGTTGTCTGACCAGTCATACGCCATCCACCGTTGTTTGTAATGTTAGTAGGAGAAGCAGTTGAGGTAACAGGCTGGCTAAAGTTCTGAACCATCTGTGCTTGTGAAATAGACGCAGAAGTCGTAGAAGTGGATAGCAAAGCGAGCCAATATAGTCCAGGAGTTAGTGCTTGGGAGATAGTTACGCTAGCAAAAGTTGTTGCGCTTCCGTTAATTGAGGTGTCTATCGCACCAGCATCAAGCAGTCGCGCACCTGGCACATCACCTGCGGCATTGTAGTAAATACCCAATTCAGTGCTGTTGGTAGCTCCACCCAATGTGCTGATAAAAATACCAAGTTTAACTGCTGTAGCGCTGGTAGTGACCACTATAGGTACTGCATAAACAGTGTTAATAGTAGGTGTCATCAAACCCGAAGTAGTGACAAAAGAACCTGGGGTCGTGTAATAATATCCAGTCTTCATAGCAGTAGCGCCTACTAAACTGCTGGCAGGAACAAAACTAGCAGATGAGGTTGGGGCTACCCACCTAAGCGCACCCGAGTCAGAGTAAAGCACGCCACCATTAGTTGGGCTTGTGCTTGGCGGTGTTGCCGCGTTGCCAATCATAATGACACCTGCGCCGCTGCCGTAACTTGGCGAAGCGGTAACTAAGGCAAGATTTCTAGAAGAACCAATTGAAATAGTCGCAGAAAGCGATGTTTGCCCATTAATTGTGTCTGTATATAAAGCGCCGCTTGAACTAATAGAGGCTTTAACTGCGCCTGTTGAGTCTTGCCATTCTTGCAAGGCTGATGATTGGCTTGCTGCGCCCTTAGCAATAATTGCAGGTGAATAAGCCGTGGTTGCAGTGAATGACCCTGCCGAACTAAGCCCAAACTTACCTGCCGCTGTCAGCGAACCTGTAAAGCCAGTGCCTGTGACAGTAAACGAATAAGTCACACCTGCTGACACGGTTGCAACAGAAGCAATCTGCCATGTGCCGTTGAATCCTGTCATGCCTGTAATTGTGACGGTTTGACCTGCGGCAGCGTATTGAGTAGTTGCAGCATAAGTAAATGTTGCGCTTGTAGCCGAGTTTGCTGTTACTGATGTAAGTGTGTAAGTGTAGCCGTTTCCTGTTGTTGCAGGCACTGCACCTGCGTAAATTTGACCAGCGGCATTTGCGCCGCCGAGAATAACGCTTGCAGAACTTTGTAGTTGAATCAAGTCTGCGGTTTGTGAACCAACACCCTTGACGACGACGCCTAATGTTGTGACGTTACCCGAACCAACTGTGAGCGAACCAATGTTTGCACCAGAATTTCGAATTGAGACCTGTCCGTAACTGGCGTCAACTTTAAAAGTGGCGGTTGATGTGCCTTGCGTAATTGTGCCACCTGATGAAACGCTGAAGTTTGAACCCGTGATTTGATTGCCCGTGCCGTTAGGGGTAAGTGTCAAGGCGACTGCGTTAGTAGTGCTAGGGGCAAAAGTATTTGCACCAGTAAATGAGTTATTGCCTGCCAAAGATGCTAATGAAGTGTCAGTAGCGTGAACGTGGTCAGCACGAGCATAAGTAGTGGCTGTACCAACGGCGGCGGTGCCATCCATCGATGGTGTTGTAGTAGATGCAGCAGGAACAGTTGCACTAAGGACGCCTGAGCCATCAATAGATAGGTTAGTTCCTACTTTAACTCCACCAAGAACAGAGCCAGAAGCGGTAGGCAGCGAGTAAATATTAGCACCTGAAATAACGCCAGAACCATTGATAGTAATGGTTGTTCCGTCTACTATAACCGTTCCAGAAACGCTGGTAGATGCTACAGGGACAGATGTTAAATAAGAACCAGTAGCTTGTTTTCCATCTAAAGCAGTTTGCGTGGCTGTGGAAATAGGCTTATTAATATCAGATGTATTATCTACGTTACCTAAACCTACTTGAGATTTAGTCAGCGAAAGCAAAGTCTGGTTAATACCAATAATAGGAGCAGTATTAGTTCCGGTATTAGTTATTGGGCTAGTAACTTGCGTATTAGACGAAGTGGTAGCCGATACCACAATTGTGCTAGGAGTACTATTAGAGGTAGTTGTCGGTGTAACTGTTACCTCTACAGCCGGTGATGGCGTAACGATAATAGTGTCGGTCATTACTGAGTCACCTGTGGATAAGTAAATACCTGTCCGCGTAGATAGGTAGTAACGCTGTTATCAACTGACGACGTAGCCTGGATGTCCCAGAAGCAACGCACTGGCAAGATAGCAGTGGTATCAGCGTCTAGGCTTAACTTAAGTTTCTTTAGGCCTGCGTCGTAAACAACGACAGTGAATGTTGCCCATAGTGTAGGAGAATTAGGGTAAGTTCTAATCTGGGCTTTAAACGTCATTGTCGTAAAGTCCATAGTGTCAGGGAAGTCAAGAATGACCGAGAATGTGTCGCCCTGCATGATGACCATATCGTAGATAGGAACAGTGCTAGGAAGCACTGTGCGGCCATTAAGGTCATTTTGCATGTAAACGCGCTCTGGGCTAGTTGAGTCATCAATCTCTTGAGCGACATAAACAGGAACAAGCTTATTAGTAGTACGACTGACTCGACGTAGCGTACCCATCTCAATGCGCCAAACGCCGATGTTAAGGGCGGCACACAAATTACGATACTGCTCTTTGCGGGATTCTATAATTGCGCTAAGCTGACGGAAACGCTCTGAACGAGGGATGCTAACGCCGTCTGGGGCTTGGATATCAATATCAAAGGCCGCATCCGTAGCTAGGGCCCAGAGGGCTTCTATGGTGGCTAGGAGGGTTACAGGATACTCTTCGATAGCTGGTAGCGTATCAATAGTAATAGCGCTTCCAAAACTGTTTGTGCGGTTTGTAGTGTGCTGCAAGACAGCAGTGTTTACATAATAAGTAAGCTGGGCATCGGTAAAATATCTATAAACGTTACCCGTGACAGTAAGTGTGTGACCAGCAGCAGGAGCAGTAACAGTGTGAACAACGCCATACAGTTCCTCGACCGTATACGTGGTAGGATTAGCCAGCGTAGTGCTGTTATCCTTCACCATCAAAGTAGTGGTGTCTAAGGGTTTATAGCCCAGAGTAAAGTCCTTAGTAACACCGTCTAGGGACGTAAATACTTTAGTAAATTGTCGAGCTTGGTCGTTTAGCTCAGTGCGTACCTTAGAGATAAGGTCTGAAAGTACCGCCATAATAAGCCCAACCTAACAAAATCAGTCATTACTATGATGACTTAGAACGTGCAAAAAGTCTGGATAAACGAAACAGCAGGCACTAGGCCTGCTGCTCGTTAGGAAGTAAAGCTTAGTATCGAGCTGATACGTAGCCTTTTTCTTCTAAGTGCGCTGCAAGGTCTGGAGTAACTTCGTACTTCTGACCAGCCTTAAAGCTGTAGTAATTGCCAGCGCCAAAAGTCATGGCTTCGATAGTATCCGACACGCGGATAGTAACGGTAGCATCCTTGTTTTCGCTTTTAACAACTTGGTCTACGACGATTGGCTCAGCCTTAGTTGGCTTAGTAGCGTCGATAACCTCTTCTTCAAGCTTGCGATTAGCTTCAAAGGTAGCCATAGCAAGTTCACTTGCGCGAGCTGCTTGGTCTTCTAGTTGCTGTGCGACTTGAGCGTCGCGTTGGCGGCCTGTAAAGTCGGCCGGTTTCTTTTGTGTTGCCACGGGGTATTCTCCTAATTAGTGTCTCGGTATTGCAGGGGTGTTGTAGAAGGGGGCCATTGCTGACCCCCTTCCGAACAACTTAGTTGGTGCTGGCTACGATAACTGACTGGTCAGTGATTAGACCAAGACCGAAAATCGAGTACCATGCAAGGGCGTGCTCACGACCGAAGTCTAGAATACCACCATCGCGGAGCTCAACTGGAAGCGAGATAGCGTGACCGAATGCGTTGTCACCAATGAAGATGGCGTCATAGCGGTCTGCGGTACCGTTACCAGTGAACTCGTCTGGGCTAATGTAACCACCACCAGCAGCAGGGGTAGGGTTAGCTACAGCAGTGTCTGTAGTCCAACCTGAACCAGCACCGCCACCGACCTTGCGGACCTGAGTGGTTTCGATGAACACGGTGTCGTATAGACGACCGATTTCACCTAGCATGAAGTTACCAGGAGCAGCGTACTTAGTGACTTCGATAAACTCAGCAGTGTCGCGTAGACGACGTGATTGGTGAGGGTGAACGAAGGCAACGTAAGTCTCGCCTAGCCTTGGGATGTTCTTGGTTGCTAGCGACTCGACTGCGTCCTTAACGGTACGTGGGGTCAAGAAGGCGTTACCAGTCATCGTGGCGTTGCTTGTAGCGTTAGTACCATAACCGTACTGGTTGAAGTTACCAGTTCCGTTGGTAATAGCGGTCAAGTTAGTGCGGTCTTCACCATAGATTTTCGAAGTCGCACCGTATAGGGTGTCGCGGCTTAGCTTGTCTAGGTAAATAGCCATGTTGCGGCCTAGTAGACGCGATGCCGAAGCCATAACGTCATCAAACGACGCGTTTAGCAAAAGCTCTGATACAGCAAGTGCGTATCCGTGCTCTGAAACGGTGATTGAGAACTGCTGTGCTGTCAACGCGTTGGTCTGCATACGCACACCTTCGACAAGTGCCGAAGCAAAGCCGAGGTTGTTGTAACGCAGGAAGTTAATCTGAAGACCAGGTGCAACACCTAGTTCTGTCTTCTTAACCGCGAACTGCTCGAAACGGAGAATCGGCATGGCCTGGAAAAGGATTTCCTTTGACCAGATTTGCTGAATCGCCTGGGTTAGTTGGGTGTTTGTACCTGAGTACGAGGTTGGGGCGGCAGCTAGATTGCCGGTACCCGTAATACCTGATGCCATTTGTGTGGGCTCCTAGTTTAAAGTGACTTTATGGTTTTATGGGTTCCCGAACAAACCCTGTCCGCGTCCACGAGCTTTATCACTCAATAGACGTTGACGATATTGTGCATATTCATTCATCGGCATGGCTGCAATTTCTTGAGCCGTAAGCGTACGTTGTTCCGAATTGATATCCAATGGTCCGGTGGGTGGTGCGGTTACCCGACTACCCGTCATTTCCTTGCGGGCGTTCTGCATCGCTGCCTGTGCCGAATCAAGGATACGAGCTGAGCGCTCTTTCAAACCCTCAATGCTCGCGGCGACCTCTTCTGGAGTGTTACCCGTTACAAGGTCTAACAATTCGGGAATAATGTTATCCCGCTCAGCTTCAAGCGCTTGCTGCTTGTAACTGGTAAGTTCCGAGTACTGTCTTTCACGGTCCAACTCAGCAAATGCGCGTTCACGTTCTTGACGTTCACGCTCCAATTGCTCCTGCCATTCGGATTCCTTCTGACGTAGAAGGTCACGAACGTCCATATCAGCTTCGGCTTTTGCACGCTCTTCAGCGGCACGAGCCTCTTCTTCCGCACGCTTCGCTGCTAGCTCTTCTTCGCGTTGACGCTTAATCTCTGCGAGTTCGGCTTTTAGTGAATCGATTTGCGGGTAAAGCTTGTCTTTTTCCTGTGTGCGAACCTTAGCTAAATCATCGTCTGTATAGACTTTAGACCTCTGAGGTTCATCGGAAGTAGACACTGATGTAGCAATTGACGCGTCAGCGTCAGGCGTTGCTACTGTCGGAGTCACTCCTGCTTCAGCCTGAAAGGCATCAGCGTTTGCGATTGAATCTGATGTACTCATTTATATCCTTATTTTCTAGGGGGCGTTTTTCATATATGTCTTGCGACACTTAGCACGTATAGCCACACGATGTGTTCTTAATATCAAGTTTCACCTGATATTTATATTTTTTGTTGCTAAATACCAAAATTATTTTTGGTAATCTTGCGGCACTTGTCTCTGTGGGAGGCGACTACCGTAAGCTTCTGTGACGAGTCGAGTTCTTAGTTCAGACTCACCCATGTCCAAGTTATCTAGTGTCTGCGGGTCTAGTGCAGGACCGGCAGCGCCTGGGGTACCGGCAGCACCAGCAGCAGGGCCAGGAGCACCTGCGCCAGGAGTAGCGCCACCGCCAGCAGTGGTGCCATCAGGAGACATCATCTGACCCGTTAGAGACATAATCTCTTGGTCAACTTCAGTCTGTACAAGGCGTAGAGCACCATCGGCAACTGCATCATCAATAAGCTCTTTACGAATTTCCTGAAGCTTAGCCTCAGGGAATTCTTCGCCAAGGTCACGCAAAGCGCCAGCCTTAGACTGTAGACCAAGAGATAGCAACGATTGAACTTCGTTTAGAAGAATCAACTTGTCTAGAGGCAGCGGTGGTGGGAAGTGCGCGTATGTACGGTAAGTCTCTGGGTCGTTAGGGTCAAGTTCAACCAACTGCTCAGGCTTAGGCATAGTATCTACGTCAGGGTTAAGCGTAAATGTCTCAGGCTCTTTAATTGCTAGAGTGCGAAGCACTAGCTCATTGACGCGCTCGATACCGTGTGCGTACTGCACAATCTTTTGGTGGTAGCGGTTCATCAAAGGCTGGAACATAATGCTAAGCGCAACACCTGATGTGTTAGATACAGGCATAGCCTGACCTAGAGCAGACTCAGGTACACCAGTCATTTCGTGCATGGCCTTCTTTAGACGGTCCATGAAGTCCATGGCGCCCTTTAGACCCTGTCCGCCACCCTCAAGGTTCTCGACCTTAGCGTCTTTAGGTAGGCCACCCCAAACCTTGTTAGCGCCCTTTTCTAGCTGGCTAGCCTTAGCACCGATAATAACGGTCACAGGAGCAGCGTGGTAGTTAATGATGTCCGCGATGTCCGTAGCAACTTCGTTGTAGGTACGGTTGATGTTAATCATTTCGTTACAGTCAGCCAAGCCCCAAGGCGAACCTGACACACGAATGTTTGGGATGTGAATAACTGGGATAACGCCTAGTGGGTTAGGGCGCGAGTCAATCATTTCATCGTTGATGTACTCTTCAATCATGTCGTCAGTAAGAATCTCAGTGTAGGTGTAAACCTGACGAGTACCTTCTAGCGACGTACCCCAGAAGCGATACTTAAGTTTAAATCTAACTAGGCGCTCACGGTCGTGCGGGTGGAACTCTGGGAACGCAAACGACGAGTTAAGTGGCAAGATACGAACACGGCCTGGGTGAATAGCGCCTGAAGAGTCTTCGTAACCCTCTTCGTAAGCTACCTTAATAAAGCAGTCACCAGATACAGAACCCTGCTGGCCAATTTCCCAAAGCACGGTTGCTTTGTTGTTGTCAACTTCCCAGACGCGCTCTAGTAGCGAAGGTACGATTGCTTCGGTAGCTTTAACGCTACGGAACTGAACACCTTTGCTAAATGTGAAATTAATAATAAAATCAGTAATAGCTCGGTAGTAGTTAAGAATAATCGACGGCTCGCCAGCTTGGCGGCGGAAAGATGTGTGGTGGCCAAGATACATGGCCCAGTTAAGTGAGTAACGGTTTAGACGAGGACCGTGGACTTCAAATTCTTCGTCAGCAAGCTCGACAAGGCCCAATGGGGAAATGCTGATAGTAAGGTCAGACGATGCGGCTCTATATGACGGGGGTGAAAAATCAATCGACATACGAGAGTGTGCTTCCGGCTAGAGGACTGTTGCTACTAATAGTGTACCGCAAAATCTTATTTGTTTTTATTGTTTAGCTATTTAGCAATTGGCTTAGTAACTTTTTTAGTTACTTTTTTCAATACATCGCTACGAACAGCTGCTTTTTGCTGCTCTTCTTTTTTGTCTTGCGCCTCTTTAGCTCGGTCACGCATACGCGGGTCGACCTTTTTCTCAGAGTCTACGAATTGACCACCAAGTTGTATGTACTTAGTGTGTACCCAGTGCGCAGCAGCTGGCGAAGGGTACTTAGCAAAACGGGTTTTTGCCTGAGTGGTAATCATGTTCCACAGGCGGGGGTTGGCGGGGTACTCCTTGGGAGTTTCTTTTACTTCTTGACCCTTAATCAGAGCCATAATACACCACCTTAAGGTCCTTAAACCACCCCGCACACCATCATCAGTGGGGTACGGGGTAGCCTAAGAAGTCTTTACCTAGTCCTGAACCTGAGCAGGATTCTGGTGTTGCTGACGCGAACCGTTACGCATAACTTCTTCAATAACGTTCGAGCCGTGGTCCTCAAAGGCTGCGCCTGAGAACTCACTTAGGTAATCGTGCGATTCCACCCACGCAGCCGAACCGACGTGAGCGCGCTCGCTCATGGTCTCTTCAGCAGTCTTGGTGTGAACAGCAGCATTACGGTTTGGACGGCCAGCAGCTGGGGTGTAGCCCTGCTGTGCACCAAGAATAAACTGGTCTGGAACGTCCGTGTCTGTTGCGATACCTTCTTCGAAACGAAGAGGGCCGCGCTGACCAGGAACTGCGGCTGCCATTTTACGGTCGTAAACGATGGGTGCAGACTCTGGGAATTGTGGGTCTGGTGCAATTGACATTAATATCTCCTAATAAAGGTTGAGGCCTCTATACAAGTTTTATACTAAATGCCGAAATTTACAGGATAAACGTAAATTTATTGGTAGAAAGGTGAACTGCTAACTTCTACCGAAGGCATTGTCATTTCTAGAGTTAGACTCACTGCTATGGCTAGGCTATCAGCAAAGTCATCGTGAGCGTGAGCTTCTTCAGGCGCGTGGGCTAAAAAGTTAGGGCCTTGGAACTTAATCTCAAGGTCAGTCATCTGTTGATAAAAACGCTTCCACCTACGTAGGCCGCGGGTCTTGGCGTGAGCTGGCCAACCAATAAGGCGACGTTCCATCAGGGTTTTCAGGTGCTTCCAGCGCTTAGATTGCTCTTGCTGGCTACTACCTACCGAGATAACCTCAGAACGTGGCAATAGCAAACGAAGGCGCTGGGCTACTGCGTCACCTACACCATTGGCGTCTACGCCTACATATAGCACGTTGTAGTTCTCTAAGAAGTTAACTATCTGAAAGTACTGGTCTTCCCAGTCATCGCCCTGGATTTCTAGCCAGTTAAGGATGCGGTGGTCAAAGTAGCCAAACTCATCAGGGCGGTCCCAGTCTACCCAGACCACGGTCACGACAGTAGAGTCCATCTTACGGGCAGGGTCAATGCCCACGATAACTGGGGTACGGTGCCACGCTTCTTGGATTCTTTGGCTGGTATCACCTAGTTCGTCCATGACTGTGGATGTAACGAACATACCGCGCTCTAGCAACCACTTGCAGTTGTAAGCCATCTGGAACTCGTCAGAGTCCTCCCCAATACGCAACATCTCTTTACGAACGAACTTGCCGTAGTCATCGCTGGCTTTGGCGACGTCACGCCAGTCCCACTGGAAGTGGTTTTGCTTTCCGCCACGTCCGGTAGAGCGGCGCTTGTTGAGTTGGATTGCACGATAGAAATTGTTTTTATGCGTGGTAGGTGTACCAGTTTTTACCATAGTACCGTTTGTAGACGCAAGCATAGGGCCAATAGACTTAGCCACGATAAAGTCATCTGCTTCTTGACACTCATCGATAACGATAAGGTGAAAGGTCTTAGACTCAATCTTGGCTCTAGGGTTTGCGGTCATCATCATAACCGAGGAGTTGGACTTGAGAAGTTTGACCTGTTTGGTAACGCCAGCAACCTTCTTAGCTTCGTCGTCAATCTCTGGGTCTTCTAGAACAGCCAAAGCGTGCTCGCTGGTTAGGCGCGAGATAACGCGAGAGAATAGTGTTTCTGCCTGGCCTTCGACGGGAGCAAATAGTCCTACCCACAAACCGTCTTTGAAGCGACCCAGTAGGTCAGGGTACATTCTGGCAAGTCGCGGTAGGATGACCATCAGCGCGGCTACAGTGTCAGCCACGGTCTCAGACTTACCTGACTGACGTGAGGCTAGAGCGGTGATTTCTTCACCCTCATTGATGACTACAGACTCGATGATTCTGCGGGCTAGTGGCTGTTGGTAAGGGCGTAGCTCATGCCCAACTAGCGCGGTCATAAAAACCATAATCTTATCAATTAGCTGGTTTACAAACTCGCGAGATAGCTCGTCTAGGCCATCGCCCTCTTCTTCAAGCTCGGGTTCGTAGTCCTCGATTAATTCTTCAGGGTCTAGTTCTTCAAAGTCGTCGTATTCATCCATATTATGCCTTAAAGTAAAGTAACCCTGAGCCGGTAAGACTCAGGGTTACTAAGTGCCACACGGGAGAGAAGAGAGGTTGGCAAATTAATAATAACACAGAAAATGCTATAACTAGAATTTCCTGACAGTTCTTTTATTAATTTCTTCAATTATCGCATGTAAGGCTTCAGCGCTGGTGGCTAACTCTTGAGCAGCCTCTGGTGTGCGTGTGCGCTCATAAATACCCAGTAGACGACCCATTTCGTACAGAGTCTGGTCTGCCCATGTAGGTAGCTCACCAGTGCTAATACGAGCTACGCGCTTAGCAATCTTTTCAGGAAATGGCTTATCCCAGTTTTTCTTTTTAAAACTTACCACTTCTTAATCTCCTCTGAGCTAACGTCAAACTTACGCAAGACCTTACCCAAAGCCTCGTCCTCATCTACAGGATTGCCCCATAAACCAATTGCATAACCACGCGGTACGAAAGGTACCCATATTACTAAGCAAACTTTGCTCTCTCGGTAAGGGTGCTCAGTCTCTTGGCTCCAGCCCCATTCAAATACGGGAGCGAGCGGGTGTTTCAGTTTAATCGTATCAACGTATAGTGAACCGAATGATTGCATTTATTTTCCTCTGTATAGGTAGTTCAGGTAAGATTTCATGTCGTTTATCTGTGTTTTTTGCGCTACTGATAGCGTGTCCATGTCGGCCTCGCCCATATCAGGCCACGCATCCAGTCCCGAAGTATAAAGGTACTTACCTTTTGACGGGGCTGATTTAAAGCCTTCCCAAATTTCTACTGGAACACCATTATACTGCCACCAAGTGCCGTCACGAAAGACCACAATCATCTTATTATTTTTGTAGTCAAATCCAGCTTTAATAGTTCTAGGGCGTTCGGGCTTACTTGACGTCGTAGGCAACATATTCGGCATTGACACAGACGGGTCATCAATTTCAAAGTCGTCATCAGGTGCGCCATCTTCTGACCCATATAGTAGTTGGTCTAGCCAATACTTAGTATCTGAACTTCTGCCGCCAAAAACGCTCATTCTTCACACTCATGCTCTTCGATGTCAGACTCAAACATAATGTCGCCACAAGGTCTGCAACGAAACACGCGCTCATCTTGCTGCTCTTCGAAGCTTTCAGCGTATGCGCTAGACTGCCGAGTAATCTCAGGCTCTAGCGGGTCTTCTGGAGGATAATACGCGTGACTAGGGATTGGGTGGGCTTGATAAGCCTGTCGTCTAGTAATTCGCATATAGACAGTCTACCAGACTTATTTGCTGCCTTCTTTAATATGCTGGCTAAATTTGCCTTCTAGGGTGGCTACGTCTACTTTAAGGTCACTTAGGTCAGACTTTATGCACACAATGTCATCCTTAAGAGACGAACCGTGGTTTGGCTTAAGCTCTGACAAATAGTCTTTTACAAGTGTGTTGACTATCTCAGATGTATAGCCTTTAACTAGACGAGCAACAATAAAGCCGCCAAGGCTAAGAAATGCACACAGGGTAGACAAAAGCGCAATTAATTGGTCGGTAGACATAGGTTCCTATTAGACTGAGCCCCACCAGTTAGTACCTGGGTCCATGTACGATGGGATAGACGGTTTTTCGTTCTGGTTCAGATAGATTCTACGTATACCGAAGCGCGTGTCATTCACTTGTGCAGGCTTAAACAACGCCTCTTTTTTAAACTCTTTTACAGCTTTTTTGCGGTTTAGCTGTCCCATCGCCCCTGCTCTTTCATGTGAGTAGGTACTCCTGATACAACTGGGGCCGAGACACGCATAATAGCGTCCCAGAACTCCCTAGAACGCCCCATAGGGCGCTCTAAAGCTTCATACGTATCTGTAGACGTAGTAGCCCCGGTAAGCTCTCTAAGCCGACCGTGGCGTCGTATATCTACTTTAACGTCAGGCATTAATTTTAATAAGTTCTAAAAGCGGCGTTTTGTGCTTTGGTCTCTGGAGGTAGCGCTGATTTATTAGGCATTACCATTGCATAGCTAGAGGCGGCCTTACGTTGACGTGCTACGGCTGCGGCTGTAGGCGACTTAGTAGCAGAGGCAGCAGCTGCGGCTTGACCAGCAGTTTCTCCCGGTTTAAGGTTAGGCGTAGAAGTTCTAGATTGTCTTCCGCCAGGTTTAGTTTGCTGAGTGCTAGTTCCTTGTGCGCCATTACCGTATCCCGGATGATTAGCCCCGAAATTAATGTTGGTAGTGCCATGCTTAATGCTTAGCGGAATACCGCCGTGTCTTTTTTTGAGCGTATCAATCCCGCCAATAACAGTGTCTAGCTGTTGTTTGTGCGTGTCTACTGTTCGTTTTGCCGCAGCATCGGCAGCCTGTTGTCCAAACTCGTGTTCTGCTTCAAGCTTATAGCGGTGAGCTAGAACTTCGTTACGCCAGTCTTCAGCAGATTTACCGCCTCCGCCGCCTCTGCCACGGCCGTTCATAAGCCTGTTTAAAAACAACGTGCTTAATATGTTTTTAGCGCCTGCACCAGAGTATTTATCTGATTTAGCAATTGCTTCTGCGCGTGAGCGTTCGGTTGCTGTCATGTTTAAATTGTATTTCTTTTTAGTGTATTTATCTTATTAAATAGAAAAACCCCGACCAATTGGCCGGGGCTTTTCTATTAAGGGTATTAACCCCAGACGCTGTAAGTAACAGCAGTTGAAGGAGCCTGACTTGCAGTTCCCGCAGCAACAGACTGTAGGTGTACGTAGCCTGTCTTACCTGTGATTGTCAACGCAGTTGTACCGCTGTAAGCAGCAGTAGAGCCTGTGTTGATAAGCAAGGTCTGGTAGTCCAGAACAGTAACAGTCTGGTCACCGTTTACAGTTGCATCTCCACCGCTTACTACAACCGCGTCACCAGTTACAAAACCGGTTCCGGCGAATGATACCGTAGCCGAGTTAGCAATTGACTGAGCCGCACCATCAAAAGTGATAGTACCTGTACTGTAGTCAACTGCGGTTACGTTAGCTGTGAATGAAGGGCTGTTTACAGTCAACTTCATACCAATTTTAACGTTAGCCGCAGCGGTTGTTGGGCTAGCAGCTGCAATCAGTGTGTTACCTGAAGTAGAGCTGTTACCACCAGTGATGTTAGTGATTGCTTCCTTAGCGGTAATTTCAAGCACGTTAGAGCCGGCTACACGAGCAAACGCAGATGAGACCGAACCGCTACCCTTTGGAGAGGTAGTAGGGACTGCACCGCTAGTTGAACCTGAAGCAGCTAGACCAGTTAGACCGCGGTCAAGGAACGCGTCTGAAGCCTGTGTAGCTGTAAGACCAACTAGGCTTGGAACCTGTGGGTAATAAGTGCCTGAAACGAATCCGCCGTCAACGTTAGAAGCAGCATTTGCATATTCGACCTTACCAACCTGACCAGTAACGGTAATGCCGTTAGCGCCAGAGTTGCTTACAGTAAAGCTAGTGGCATTGGCTGAAACAACCGATACACCGCTCAAGTTAAACGCGCTGTTGCTTAGACCAGTGATGTTCACTGAGTCGTTTGCTACTAGGTTGTTCTGAGCCGTGTAAGTGATTGTTCCGCTTACACCAGAAGCCGCGGTCACGTTGTAGTTAGCAATACCAAAGTTAGCTGCGCTAGCAACACCGTATTCACCCTTTAGGGTAGTTCCAGGGTTAATCTTGAAGGTTAGCGAAGCAGAGCTTAGGGATTGTGCAATGTCTAGAGTGATAGTGGCACCTGAAACTGCAACTACCTTTGGTGTACCTGAAGAGGCACCGCTAGTAATTGACATACCAACCTTGATTGCGTTATTAGCTGAACTTAGGGTTACTATGTTGCTTGAGCCAGAGGTAGTACCGGTTGCGCTTGCGCTTGGGTTTGAGGTAACAATAGTGTCACCCTTAACCGCTACGATAGTTGCGCCGCTCTGGTTGAATGCAGGGTTGCTAATACCACTAACGTTAAGCGTGTTGCTTGTGGTCAAGTTGTTTACAGCTGAGTAAACAATGTAGTTAGTAGTAGCAGTAACTGTAGGAACAGCAAACTTACCTGGGATGTAGTTAGGGAAGGTACCGTAAGCACCAGTTGCATAGGTGTCATAGGTAGGGGTTACATAGTTTAGGTAGTTACGAGTAGTGTTGATTGAACCACCGTCTAGACGTGAGCTACCTGCCTTTGTAGTATCAGCCCATGATGAGTCAGCAATAAGAGCCAATGAACCAGTCTTTGAGCTAACAGCGGCAATACCAGTGTCACTCGAGTCACCGCTCCAACCGTTGGTACTTGCAACAACAAATGTAGTTGTTGAAGGAACTGCAATAACCTTTAGCTCTTTGACGTCAAGTGGGTAATACGAGAGAGTGGTAATGGCTGATAGCGCGCCTGACGAGGTTGTTGCTGCATCCTTAGACCCAATGTTGTTAGTGCTTAGGGTGGTAGTAAGCGTGCTGATAGTGAACTTGGTCTTGTCTTTCGCTCCTAGTACAACATAAGTTCCGTTAGGTGATGTGCTATAAACCGACGGAGTTGCGGTGGCTAGAACTACGTTAGTTCCAGGAGCAATGTAGTGCGTACCTGTAGTAGTGATTTCCTGGGTAAGCAGTGTTGAATCCTTAGTAGCAGAGCTAAAGGTAGCGGTTGATGTGGTTACAGGGAATCCACCTGTAATCAAAGTCGCGCTGCTAAAGTCAGTTGTAGGTGCTACAGCTACTGTAAAGGTCTTTGCGGTAGTGTCAACGCTAGTAATAACGTTACCACCAGAAGCAAAAACACCAGTACCAGCAGTCTTGTTTAGAACCGCACCAACCTGTGGTGAACCAGTTGCGGTAGTCAAGTTGCTGTTACCATAGCTAAATGTAGTGGTACCAGCAGTGTTTGATACACCTGTAAGGGTAACAGTTACACCTGGAGTACCACCAGTTGCATACGCACCAGTGCTTACAACGTCACCAATAGAAAGGCCGTGAGCTGCATTTGTGGTGTACTGGATTGTACTTGTGGTTGGCTTAGATGCACCTGTAATGTATACGCTCTGTACACCTGCACCACCCTGGTTAACCGCAGTAGTGTTGCGGTCATCGTTTGGCTGGATTGGTAGGTTTTTCCATACAAAGTCAACAGCTACGTTAGGTGTAACTAGTGACCATACAGTGAAAACAGCTTTATCTGCAACAGTAGTAACAGGAACAGCAAGAACGATTGCGGTAGCGCTCGTTACTGAAGAAATGCTGTTAACACTTGTGATACCAGGGCCAGAAATAAGCTGACCAGCAGCGGTTAGGCTGTTAGACTGAATAGTTACTGAGGTAGTTGAGCTTGAGATTGCACCGTTTACTGACAGAGAAGTAACTGGAGCATAAGTAGATGAGAAGGTAAGAACAGCACCAGCTACAAAAGTAGCAGGGTTGCTTAGAGTAAGTGTTACACCGTCAGTTTGAATAGCGGTGATAGTAGTAGGGCCAACGATACCGTTAGCCTGCTGTACGCCAGGACCAGTTACAGTTTGACCTACAAATATGTTTGCGTTAACTGCGGTAATTACAACGCTAGTGCTAGCTGTAGTAGCCGCGTTTACAATCGCGGTTGTGTTTACGAGAAGCGTACCGCTATCGGTTACGTCTCCCAGGTTGTTCAGAGCCATTTAAGGCCTTTCTCTAGAGATGTGTAAAAAGACGCGTGCGCTTAGCGTCATATTCAAGTATGGCGCTAGTTAGGTAAGATTTCTTACCTAAATCGAATTATTTATCGTTTTCTTTTTTGCCGACGCGGCGTTTGTTCTCTTTAGCGGTATTCTTACCGTGTTTTAGAGGGCGAAGGTTTTTGATGTTGTCATCAGAGTGATTGTTGTTTTTGTGGTCAACGTCAGTGCCCTTTGGGAGCTTTTTGCCGGTGGCCTTCTCATACTTATACTTAGCAGCAGAGATAGATGTGCGTGAGCCATCTTTATTAAGAACAGACATCATAGGGCGACCGCCATTAGACTTCGAGCCCTTGAACGGGCCGTAGACCTTCTTGCCGTCTTTGGTGGTACCGGCGAGGGTACCCTTTTTCTTAACAGGTTTCTTTTCAGCCATGATTATCCTTAAAAGGGCTTAGGCTGGTCGCCTGGAAAGCCGCCGTAAACTTCCTTGTGACGCTCGCCCTTGATGTGTTCGTGATACATCTCTTCAATGGTTTCCGAAGTCATAGGCTCAGACTCTGGGGCGTGGCGCATTAGGTCCTCGTTCTCTTCGACAGAGAAGTGAGGCTCACCCGCAGGCTCAGGGTTTAGTTGGCGGTCTTTGGGAATCATTGTGCGCTTCCGTAAGGTACTTGGGCCACGTTAGTAGCGTTACTAGATACATCATACCTTTGGTAGGCACCCTTTGGGCCACTAAAGATACCATCATTAATTCTACGAGCATCCATGACATTCAGTCCTAAAACGGCATTATTTTGGGTGAATACACCTAGCACCTGGTGTAGTTCCGGCGCGCGGCCGTGGTTAAACTCTTCGTATAGCCCGCGTGGCTTCATGGCTACTTACTGTCGCCTTCTTTTTCTTCTTTAGGCGGGTCGTTCGGGCGTGGCACGTACTGGCCACCAAACATCTTGTCGGCAAGCCAGTTGCAGTCATAGCACTCTGCTCTGTCGCCCTTGTGGGTAGGTCCCCAGATGATGCCCTGGTGGGTCACTGGCTCTGTTTGCTTTTTCTTAGGTTCCATTGGTATAGTTTATCCTCTCAGGCTCAGCAGTATAGCACAAAAAGTGATGATATCTAGTTGACGGTTTTTTTGCAGGAAGTGTGCAAATGGTAGCTTAGGGCGGCACAGCTATCACTGCTACTTCAATCAATTCCTATATTCCTATTAAAACCAGGACAATCAAATAATTGTTGAGATTCGCATATGCCGCCTGAAAAAAACCATTAGGTATCGAATTTGACAAATCTTGCCGTAATCGCTGCACCCGACATTTGGGCTACTGCCTGCCTTTTTGACCCTTCAGTCGTATCTGTGGCCTGCCCAGCCCCTCGAACATCTGTTCGCCTAACCCTACCCCCCCGCGCGTGATTATTCGAACAAAAATTCGATTATAACGGAATGGTAACGCCGGGAGAGAGAGGGGCGGATTATGCCTTAGTCTTATCTTATCAAGCCAAACAGGCTTGGTTCATTCTACTAGATTAGGGGCAATACCAAATGGAACTATCGCTAAACGACTTGAGAGACTTCTTGACAAGTCTTGACGGCAAGATGTTCTCAGTCGAGTTCATCAAGCGCACCGATGGCACGCGTCGCAAGATGCTTGCAACTACTAACTTTGTTAGCAAACTTGCAGGCGGTCAAGCGGCTTATGATGCCAAGTCTAAGGGCTTGTTAGTTGTGCTTGATGTAATCGCAAACCGCACCACGCCAGACCGCGCTATTCGCTCTATTCCGCTTGACACTGTGCTATCAGTCAAGGCTAAGGGTGAAACTTATTTCATCACTCACCCTGTGCCGGCACCGACATTCACAGTGACTTTTGACTGTGCCAGATGCGAACAGACAAACGAGCAAAACCACTGGATAAGCGGGCTCACTGATGTTAGGTGCAATGCTTGCGACAGCACTAACCAAGTTACATTCGCATAAACCAAACAACCTGAGCAAGTTGTAAAACGGCTCACCACCTAAAAAACGAAGGGCACAAAATGAAAAAAGTATTTCGACTAATCCAGATGCTAGTTGCAATCACCTGTGGTTTCACAATTTTATTCTGGCTATTTGATGTAGCGCCTTGGCAGGTAAAAGTTGCCTCGGGTATTCTGTTTGCAATCACCATGACCGAGATGGCGAGGGACTGATAGACCAGAGGGCTGGTGTCCCCCTACACCAGCCCTCCCCTTCGGGGTTTATAACAGTTTGATAACAATGCAGCCCGGGCGTGTCGCCGACTCAACAACGCCCTATGCTATATGCTTCGCATAGCATAGGGCTAAAGCTATTAGGCAACTTCGTTGCCAATAGCTTTTGTTGAGTTGGCCCGTTATGCAATCGTTATATAACAGTTTGATAACGTTTAGCTGAGAGAAGCCTGAGAGAAACCTGATATTACAGTTTGGTAACGGCGGGAGAGCGTGGGCTGGATAATAGCCTAATCTTATTACATCAAGCAAAAACGCTTGGTATTTATTCTAGGGAAAGGCACTCCAAAAAATGGGTGTTGATGTTTATGGCAAAATGGCAACCAGCGAACGCGGTTCTTACTTCCGCAATAATTGGTGGTATTGGCGACCACTCTGGGCGTTTGTTCAGGAAGTCGCTGGCGAGTTGGTCGCTGATGTTGATGGCGACAACAACTCTGGGCAGGGGTTAGATGGTGCTGGTTCTGCCACACTGAGCGAAATCTTGCTCAAGCGGTATTACGACGGAACCGCAAAACGCTGGCAAGACGAACGTCAGGCAAAACTTGACGCGTTGCCTCAGGTCGAATGCCACGTTTGCGAGGGTCTTGGCAAAACTAAAAAACTCGGTCATGATGAAATGACTACCTGCACGATTTGCGGTGGCGCTGGCAAGGTCGATGATTGGCAAACGAGTTACCCGTTCGACGTGGAAAACGTCAAAGACTTCGCAGAGTTCTTAGCCGATTGCGGTGGCTTCCAAATCTGCTAAGTTTCACCACCTAAGCAAGTGGCTAAAAGGCTTATCCCCTATCAAGGGTAAGTTAGTTGTGGGTGCTGATTGGAAACCCTCTGCCAATGCGGTTGAGCCTTGAACCGCAAAGGTAAATAATGATTAGGCGAACCACCTGAGCAAGTGGTATAAAAGGCTCACCACTACCACCTAAAAAATGAAAGGCACAAAGTGAACCAAGAAATCAACAACCTATCGCAGGCTAGTGAGAAGGACTTTTGGGAGTTCTACGACGAAGTCAAGGCCTATGCAGACAAAGAAGGCGTGGACATTTACACAGTCGTAAACTTCCGTCAAATCTGGGACAAGGCATTTGTTAGAGGTGCTTTATACCAGCAACAAGATTTTCACCCGCTAATCCAAAGCCTAGGCGAGCAACGAAACAGGTTGCAGGCCGAACTAGATGAACTAACTAAATCTAGTTAGCAGACTTGCCGGCCAGTGTTCCCCTACACTGGCCGGCCCCCTCGGGGTTGATAACGATTTGATAACGATGTCACCCGGGCGTGTCGCGCCAACTCAACAACGCCATAGTATATATGCTTCACCATATACTATGGCTAAAACTATTAGGCTAAAGGCCGCTAGGCCTTTTGCCAATAGTTTTTGTTGAGTCGGCCCGTTACCATATTGTTACATAACGATTAGGTCACGATAACCTGAGAGTTAGCTGAGATTACAGTTTGATAACGGCGGGAGAGCGAGAGCCAAAACATACCCTAGTCTTATTACATAAGCCAAAGAGGCTTGCACCACCGACCATTAGGGAAACATGAACAAAAATCTAAAAGTAGTCCAAAACGTCAGCACGCATGACGCGAGCAAGGACTTATACGAAATCCACGTAAGCCTAAACGCTTACATTGACGGCGATGGCGTGTTTGCAGTTTTGCCACAACAGTCGCTAGACCTTACTCGCAAGGGCGCGATAAGGTTGCTAAAACAACTGTCAATCGCAATCGAACTATCAGGGCAAGATTATTTGCTGTATGACAACGGGACTATCTCAGTCGATAGCAAGCGTTACGCCTCAATCGAGGACTATCGCAACGGCATCGAAATAGTCGAGGACTAGAACCACCGCCCTGAGCCATGGCGTAAAAAGGGCTCGCCCCTCTCTATAACGTTTAGGTAACGGCGGGAGCGAGGGGCTGTAATAGGGCAGTAAAGTTATGTCATAGCCAAAAGGCTAGGGCAAAAAATCTAAAGAAAGAAGGGCTCACAAGTGAGCGAGCAAGTATTCCAAATAAGTGCAACACAGCGAGTAATCGCAAAGGTCGATGAATACCCTGCCAGTCTGGCATCAATAGTGAAAAACTATGGCTTAGCCTGTGCAACACTATACAGACCAACCCTGTATTCAGGCGATGTGTCTGTTGAGGGCGATTACAGCAGTTATGTTCAAGGCATCATTGATGAAGGGCTAAAAGGCTGGTCACCTGATGATGTTGAGCGAGGCGTTAGTGACGCGTTAGAGGGCGCTGGTGTGCCGTTTGCGGTTGCTAACCTAACAGGCTATGGACAGGGCGAATGGTTAGACCTAGTTATTTGGTCGCCTGATAAGTCTTGGACAGTAAGAGGGCTAGGCGATGTTGTAACCGAACTCGATGCCGTATTCTCTGGCGATGTCTATTTTGTCACAGTCGAAACCGCTAAGGTATTCACCGCAAGCGATGGCGAGACAGTCACCAAGTGGTATAGCGATGATGAGTTTGAAACTCTAGTTGCTATCGAAAAACTATTCACCCTCGATGCGGACTGGATACTATCTAATCTAGGCTTAGAGGTTGCAGTATAGAGTTGCCCTAACCAGCCGAGTGTCTGTCACACTCACAAAATACCCCCTGCCGAAAAAGGCAGGGGGTATTTTTTTGCCATAATGTTTATAACAGTTTGGTAACGGCCGGCCCTGCAAACTCAGGTAACGATTTGATAACGATTTGTTACGTTGGTTGCCTTGTTGCCTGTCCGTGTGTATCGGACAAAAGCAGCAGTTAGGCAACAAGGCAACCAACGTAACAACTTTATTACGGTTTGGTAACGATAACCTGAGAGCCGGCTGAGAGAAATCAAATGTTACATTTAGGTAACGGCGGGAGAGCGCGAGCCTAAAAGATAGTAATCTAGTCTTATTAGCAAAAATGCTAATAAACCTAAATGAAAGAGGTTGCCCGAAATGGCACTTTATACACCCGAACAAATCACAAAAGAGATTGAGGGCGACAAAGCCCACATTCTAAGACAGACGCACCCCGAGGACTCGGCTCACGAATACGCCGACAGCGCCGTGCCTATCTATTACAGCGACATTATTCAGGATTGGCGCGACCTGCCAGACGAATACTCAAACAAGTTCAGCGAACTAACCACTGAACTACCAGACAGGATTGAGGACTTGATGAAAACCGACCTTTATCTTTACTATCAGCACCACTACTCAATCGCTATTCAGGCAATCATTGACGAGCGCGACAGCGCAGAGGAGGAGGTGGCGTAATGCTACGCTACTACAAGATAACCGCCACTTATGAGTATGAGGGGATTGTGGAGGGACACACGCCAGAGGAGGCAGAACAGAACTTCTTGGCTGACCTCAACTCGCACTACTCCAGCACCGAAAGTTATGAGATTGAGCGAGTTTGCAAAGACTGCAACGGCGAACTTGACGCTGATGAGTCTTGCTTCACCTGCCGAGATGACGAGGAGGAGGCCGAGTAATGGAGTGGCTTTGGTTGGTTGCTGTTGTAATCTTCGGGATAGTCGCAATAGCCTAAATAAGTAAAATAGCCCCCAGCAAATCGCTGGGGGCTATTTTTTTGCCCTGAGTTTGTTACGTTGGATTGCTATTGGCTATAAGAGCTGTTTGTGGGGGGACCTTTCAATAGCCAATAGCAATCCAACGTAACAAGACCGTTATCATTCCGTAATATTACATTTTGATAACGGCGGGAGAGAAATGTCATGGGGTAGCACTACTGTTGTATTTGTAGCCAAAAGGCTACGACAAAAAATCAAAGAAAGATACGCTCATCAAAAATCCAACTAGCAACAGCCTTGCCAAAAAAGACTATTGTGTCAAAGGACATGATGTCAGGGACAAGGACACCTCGCTTTATGTGGGGCTAAACAAGAAAACCAACGAACTCACCTATCAGTGTCGCGAGTGCCAACTTGCTTCATCTAGGCGAAAAACAAAGGCTAAGGCTTTGGCTAAGGCTCGCGCTATGGTTCGTGCAGAACGCATAAAGGCTAAGGACAAGGCAAATCACCCTAGCCAACTGCCGGTATCTATCAAGCCTGAACCAACCTCGCCAACTCTGGCTGAGTTCTTTCGCGCCGAGATTGCTAAGGGCTTGGAACAAGCACCAGATAGCCTCTTGATTGAGGTCTTGGTTCTAGTGAGGTCGGTCAAATGACCGATTTCACTAGCCTAGACAGCGCGCTAGACTCTGCCATGAAACTTATGGCAGAGGCTAGGGCAAGCCACATAGAGAACGCGCCTTGCGGTGATAGCAAGTGCGAACTCTGTGAGTGCCAGCACCTAAACCTGAAACACACTGATAGTTCGGCTCACACCGCTTTCTGCCCAGATTGCGACTTTGAGATGAACTGTGAGTGTGATGACCCAAATAACTAAATAAACTTGGTGCGAGGGTTTCTATCTTTCATTTCCCCTCGCGCCACACCTAAGCCCCTAGTCGTTCCCCTAAGCGACTAGGGGCTTTTTTGTGCCTATTTTGTTACGTTGGCTTCTTATCTGCTTAACTGCTTTTTTTATCCGTTACCACTATGTAAACGGATAAGCAGATAAGAAGCCAACGTAACAAACCGGTAACAGCTAGCTGAGAGTTAGCTGAGAGAAACCTGATGTTACGATTTGATAACGGCGGGAGAGTGAGCCTAGCCTAATAGCGTAGATTTATACATGTAGCCAAGAACGGCTACCAAAACAGAAAGAGGTGCGCTCATGGCGCATGCACTAGAAATAGATGAAACAACAGGGCAGGTCGCGTTCGCATTGCGTGGCGAACCTGCATGGCACGGCTTGGCTAACGCCTTGTTCGATGCTGATGCAAATGTCAGCACTGCCGAAATGCTACAAGGCGCAAAACTAAACGATTGGAATGTTCGTTTAGAACCGCTTACCATGCCTGACGGCTATCGCGACACTAGCAACAACCAACTCGTCGTGCGCGACAATCCATTCGACAACGGCGTTGATGTCTTGTCGGTTGTGGGTGACAGGTATAAGGTCGTGCAGAACGAGGAACTATTCGCGTTCGGTGACGGAATCCTTGACGGCGGTGCAACATGGGAATCGGCAGGTTCTATCAAGAACGGCAAGGTGGTTTTCGGTTCTCTCGTAGTTCCGCGAGAGTTCGTTCTAGACCCAGAAGGCGCGAACGACAAGACAACGACCTATCTGCTAGTTCATACCTCGCACGATGGTTCAACCGCGGTTCAGGCAAACATCACGCCTGTTCGCGTAGTCTGCCAGAATACGCTAAACATGGCAATCAGGGGTTCTAAGCAATCGTTCAAGATTCGTCACACTGCCACTGTCGGCGGTCGCATTGACGAGGCTAGACGAGTGCTAGGGCTAACATTCGACCACATGGATAGTTTCGAAAACATGGCAAAACACTTGTTCGAAACCGAAATGACCGACCTAGAGTTCGAAAAGTTGGTTGCCGACATCTACCCTGCGCCAGACACAACCTCGGCAAAGGTAGCGCAAACTCGTTACACAGACAAGATTGACATCTTGCAAGGCTTGTGGAACGACAGCATCACCAACGCCAACATCAAGAACACGGCATGGGGCGCGCTAAACACGCTGACCGAACGGATTGACTATTTCCGCACAGGTCGCAAGGGTGGCGAGGCTTTGATTGGTGCCGCTTCTGGTTTCGACCCTGTTGTAAATGCCGAGAAAGCCCGCATTCTCGGTTCGGTGCTAGAGTTCGCTCTCTAGCCTGAAACAGCCTCCAATAGCCCCTCAGTGACCGCTGAGGGGCTATTGGCGTTTCTGGGGCAAGCTAACCGGCTTTGTTACGTTGGATGCCTTATTGCCTAGCCGTTTAAACGTAGTGACGGCTAAAAAAAGCAGTTAGGCAATAAGGCATCCAACGTAACAAGTTTGATTAGCCACCGTTATCAATTTGTAATATTACGAAATGGTAACGACGGGAGAGCCAATCAGGGTTTTTATGGTTAGATTGTATTACAAGGCAGAGAGAGCCTTGCTAAACCAACTAGATAAGAAAGAGCCATGAACACAACCCCAGAAACCCCAGCAGTCACCGAACCTACTATTGCCGAGAAGTTGGCAACCGCAGGTTTGACTGAACTGGCAGAAACCAAAGTTGCACCACTAGCCACAGCACTAGGGCTAGAAGTCAAGCACTACGGCTACGACGAGAACTACAACTATGTCGGGCGTGATGATGTGACTATCCAGCAGGAACTCGCAAAACTCCACAAGATTATTGCAAACCACGAATACGAGGCGCGCGGTGAGCGTTCCAAACTAAACACCCTGCGTATGAAAGTATCTCGACTAGAGGAATACCTAGACGAGAACTGGGACACAATGCACGAGGGAACTCGCGAGGAACTATGCGAGATGTTCGACATTGAGCAAGAAGTTACCAAGACTATTACAATCACAGTGTCAGGCACAGTTGAGGTCACAGCCCCACGCGGTTTTGACTGGGACAACCTAGATGACACGCTAAATGTAGATGTATCGGTCACAGGTAGCACTTGGCACAGTGAAGTTTCGGTCAGCGATTTCGACCAAGACGACCTCACAATAGAGGAGTAAATAGGCTTGCTAGGGTTACCACTGGTAGCCCTAGCAATCACCCCCAGAGCCCCCCACCTAGGGCTCTGGGGGTTTTTTTATGCCCGAAACCTGTAGCAAACTTGTTACGGTGGTAGCCTATTTGCCTATACAGCTTTTTTTGCCGCGAACGACGGCAAAGGCAAATAGGCTACCAACGTAACAAGCCTGTTTCCGTTACCAATCCGTTACCTTACTGTGACCTAATCGTTATCGTAGAGAGTGCATAGGATTTCGCGATTTGGGGAAAAAAGGGTATTATGGGTAATACCACTAGAAAGGGTAAAGAGATGAGAGTAAGAGATGTAATCAAGGCTCTAAAGCAATACGAGCCTGATGACCACATTGTTTTGGCGTGGTTTGATTTAGAGTATGCCAGCAACACCATTGAGAGTTTGCCAAATCCTATTCAGGTAGAACAGGCTTGGCGAGAGATTATTGAGGAGTGTCAAGACACTATGAACAGCCACCTTGACTTCACCAATACAGGCGCAGAGATTTCTGACCTGCTGAAAGAGAAACTAGAGGGAGAGAACTAATGCCGAACTGGGCAAGTAGCCACATCACTATTCGTGGCAAAGCAAAAGACATTATCGCTATCAAGGCACAAATGAGCCAGCCTTACGATAGCCCGTGGAACGGACAGCCTAACGAGATTACAGGCGAGCCAATGCCTAACAGGTCTGTTACAGGCGACTTCCTGCTATGGAACATAGTAAAGCCTACCGACCTGCACGCTTACCTAGAGATTGACAAAAAGGCGTTTAGTAACCTTGTTAGGTCTGACCCACAACTGTTAGAGATTGACAAGGCTGATAGACAAGCCTCTTTTGACCCCAAAGACCTTATGACCACAATCCTGCAAGAAATGGCAACAGGACAGGGCTGGTATGAGTGGAACTGTCGCAACTGGGGAACTAAATGGGACACTGATGACGAGGGTAGCCGTATCCTTGCTTATGAAACCTGTTTAGATGACCCGACCTGTATGCGTATCGTGTATGAGGTTAGAAGTGCGTGGTCGCCACCTGTAGAGGCACTACACAAACTAGCCGAGCAATACCCAGATGTGACTATCCACCTTGATAGCATTGACGAGAGCGATAACTGGGCTATGTCTGCTGACTGGGAAAACGGCGACTTTGACGAAACCGAGGTCGAGATTACCCACGATTTCGGTATTGACATACGCGGTTACTGTAACCTAGACTGTTGTAATGACTGGGGTAATGATGAATAAGACCCTAATCGCCCTATTGAGCCGTATCATAATCCGACTATCTGTATTACAAGCCAAACTTATTAGGAAATCCAAATGACCATTATGGACACCATAAACCAGACAGCAAGTATGAACAATGCCGAGTTGCTTGAGTATTTCTACGCACAACGCGATTGGGTTGCCTACCGCAACTTATACGAACAGCGTTGGAAAAACAACCACAAGTGGTTCAGGGCTAGAGTAAAGCAGTTAGGCTATAAGTCTATTGCCGAGTTCTGTGAGAAAAACCCACAGGGCGTAGTTGCTGGAACTGTATCAGGCTGGTTTAGAGGTAATAGCGTTATCAACATTGGACACATAGATAAACTCTGCTATGCCCTGCGTGTATCGCCTAATGACCTACTAACTGTGCTAGGCTACTATAATCCTAAGAAACAGACCCTACAAGCCCTAGAAAGCGAGGAAAACGCATGAGCGACAACGAAGTATGCGACACCTGTGGCGTAGAGTTTAGTGCCTTTGGCATAAACTGCGAGTGTCACCTAGAGGATAACCAATGAGCCACGAACGCGTATCCATAAAGAAGTGTATTGCCTGTAAAGAGCCTATTGGTAATGCTCTTGCAGGTGACGAAAGCCTGTGTTACGATTGCTCTAAGGACTTTATGGAGTGGTTAGTCCTAGAGGCGCGGTTCAATAAGGTTACTAGAGCCATGTTCCAGCCCAAATCTTAGCGTGTAGCCCCCTACTACACGCTCAGGGACAGGTTCTTTCTCTCTTTCTGACCTGTCCGACCCCCAGCAGACCTGTTTTGCTGGGGGTTTTCCCTTTCTGCGCCAAACTTGTTACGTTGGAAGCCATTAGCCATAGCCGGCCGAAGGGGGGAAAACAGCTATTTATGGCTAATGGCTTCCAACGTAACAAG